AGATTTGCGAACTTCAGGCTCGTCGTCCTCATCGGCAACGGGCTTGGTCTTGGGGGCCTTGGCGGCTTTGGGTGCAGGCTCTTCCTCTTCTTCAGCCTCGACCTTGGGCGCGGCCTTGGTGGGCTTGCCGGGGATCGACAACTCAGCCTTGGGCTTGACACCATCGGCCTGCGCCACCGTCATGGTGATCGCACGCTTGGCATCGTCGCTCTCGGACTGGCGTTGCACGACATCGTACTCGCCTTCTTCCAGCCAGCGCACAGGCGTGAAAAACAGTTTGGGGGACTCGGCCTTGGTGTCGAACTTCATGCGGGTGACAATCTGCTCGGGGTTCACAGGCGGGGTCTGCACCGCGAGGAAGCGGGCATAGGCTTGCAGGGGGCGTTTGTCGCCTTCTTCTTTCCCGAAGATGCTCGTGGCAGGGAGTGTCAGTTGCAACACATCACCACTGGGATTGTTCTCCAGCACAACGGCCAAGCGTTGTTGATAGCGGCAGGCGCGGCTGTTGCCGTTGCCCGAGCCTGCTTCGTTCTGGGGACAGCCCATGCAGGTTTTGTTTTGCGGTGCCTTGATGGAAGCGTCAGGCTTCTCACCATCGTTGCTCCAGCAGTCGGGGCCGCTGATGCGCTCGGGATCGTACGCACCCTCGTAGTAGATGCGGCTGACTTTGGGAGCGGCTTTGACGATGATGACATCGAGGTGGCGGTCATCAATCGAGGCAATCTCTTTGCCGCCAGCGACGAGTCGGAAGACCCCGCCTTTGATGGAGATGCGTTTGACGGACGACCCAGTACCGCCGCCGGTCAGGGCTTTGGCGGTGTCAGACAACTCGTTGTTACGAGCGAAAGCGGGAACATTGGAAGACGAAAAAAGCGTGATATTACTCATGGTTGACTCACTTTGACTTGGTTACACGGATGTCGAACTCGGTGTACGAGTTCAGGCCCGGAGGTACAACCCCGGGGTTCTCTTCGAGGAATGTCGCCATATTCGACTGGGCGATGCGCTTCTCCAGCAGATCAACGACTTCATGCTCAAGAATAAACTTCTTGAACGAGTCCCAGTCCTGCGTGTTGTAACGCGTCTTGGTCGAAAGGGTGACAGTCCCAAAAGATGTGTTGACAGACTTCAGGCCAAGCGCCTTCATCTGGTCCTTGATGGCAAACCGCACCTCGTCTTGCTGTGCCTTGAGTGCTTCCACTTTCGTGTCGTACTCTTTGGTCAGCGCCTCGATCTGCTGTTTGATCTTGGAATGGATTTTCACGAGGCGATCAATGGGGATCACCTCAACTTCGGTTTCACTCATTTACTTCTCCTGTTGTGGTTTGTCTAGAGTTAGACAGTCTACATGAAAATTTGGTTTGTGCAAGCCCCCTTTCAAGAATTTATTTCTGCGGTAAACATCTCTGTCAGAAGATCGTTGTCATCGACCTTGGCGGTGAGCGCCTTAAACATTTTGCGTTCAATCGGCGAACTCTGGATGTGCACCACCGTGACCTTGTCGCTGTTCTGGCCCTTGCGGTCAGCGCGTGCAATACATTGGATGTACTGTTCGACCGACATCAGTGGCCCATAGAAAACAACAGTATCGGCGGCGGTCAGGGTGATGCCGTGAGCGGTGGCCTGCGGTTGCATGACCAAGAGGCGCGGGTCGGGTTGGTTTTGAAACCTTTGGATGATGTCGGCCCGTTTGCTGGCGCTCACACCGCCGTGGATGACCTCTGCGGTAAAACCCTTCTTGACAAGGTGGCCGTGGATGGTGTCGATACTGGAGCGGAACATGGCAAAGATGATGACCTTGCGCTCGGTCTCCTCCAAAATCTCTTCCAGCACACCAAGGCGAGGGGCGGCATCGAACTCGACCACCTCTTTCTCGTCGGTGTAGGCGGCACCACAACTGATCTGCAAGAGTTTGCTCACCGCAGTAGCGGCGTTGACAGCGGTGATGGTCTCCCCTGCGGCATGCACCAGCATCTGGTCTTTGAGCAGGTTGTAGTATTTGTTCTGTTGCGGGGTCAGGGGCACCTCGCGTGTCAGCGTCATGACAGGCGGCAAGTCCAAGCACTGCTCTTTGGTGAAGCGGATCGCTGGTTGCAAGGCGTTGTAGACCTGCTCCTTGGCGTTGGTCTTGGGCACCCACTTGAACATGGTCGCCTTGTACATGACTTGATCGCGCCACGCCGTGAAGAACTTTGGCACTCCATCGGGGTTGACCAACTTGGCCAGACCAAACGCATCGGCAGGAGACTGCGATGCAGGTGTGCCCGTCATCATCCACAGGTAGGTGTTTGGCCCGATGATCGACTTCAAGGTCTTCCAACGCTTGGTGGTGGCGGTCTTGTATGCGTTGGCCTCGTCCACGATCACCAGATCAAAGCGGCCGTCGTTGTTGATCTCGTCTGCGATCAAGTTCAACCCTTCGTAGTTACAGATCACAAACTCATAGTCAGACTGAATCATCTCGATGCGCTTGGCGGCTTGTGCATGGTGAGCGACGATGGCCGAGCGGTGGATGATGGAGTTGTTGAGGTCAGACATCCATGCCGAGTGCATGATGGAGAGCGGGCACAGAATCAAACAACGGCGCACCAGACCACGCGACATCAGGTAGTCCGCCGCCCACAGCGCCGACAATGTCTTGCCAGTACCGGGGTCGTTAAAGACGAAGGCACGCTTGTTGAGGGTGAGGAACGATGCGGTGTCCTCTTGGTGTTGCATGGGCTTGTAGCGCCCGGGCCAGTTGTATCGGCGTGTGATGGGTGAGGGCACATCCTTCACGCCAAGGTTGCGTAGCACCCGTGTCTCATCGAGTCCCCAGTACACTGCGATCTTGTAGGTGTCGCCGTCCTTCTCCAGAATCTTGTGCTTAGGAATGATGCTGTATTTGTCAGGGTTGCGGGTGCGAAACACCAACGCTTTGTCTTCAAGAATCTCCACTTGCTTCTCCTGTGTTTTAAAAATTCTCTGCAAAAAACTGGCTCACGGCTTTGTCAAACGCATCCAAATCAAACGAGCCGCCTTCGCCGTGGAAAGACATGATGACCACTTTGTCTTTGGTGCGCCCAATCGTGTAGTTGGGAAGGGTCAGCATGTTGAGGCTGTTTGCTCTTGACTCATTCCACACAAACTTAGCATTGTTTTTGCCGATCAGTTTTTGCTCGGCAGGTGGGAGTGCGTCCCACCATGCGTCAAATGTCATTTGTTGTCTCCTCTGTTGGATGAACGGGCACGCAAGCGGGTGTTGCCGGGTGTGGACTTGCCGCCCTTGCGCATGGGTTTGATGTGGTCGATGTCTTTGCCAGCGCGGTCGATGCCCTTCTTGTCATACGCACGCCGAGCCTTCTGCCGCTCGATCTGATCCTTGTCCTCGCCCCGCTTCTTTTGAAGTTGGTACTCGTGTTTCCAGTCTCTGGTTGCCATGATTGATTCCTTTCAGTTGTTCAAGGTCTTTCTTGCCGCGTTGGATGTGCGATTCAACCGCACGATGTAAAGATGTTCTGACTTTAGGCCGCGCCACCATCTCAAAGTTGTGCACTTCAATGATGATGGTTGAGATGTTAGGCCCCCATCGAACCGAAAACACTTTGTCTTTTCTCATCTCATGTTCTCCTCGGTTTGTTGTGCTCACAAGTTTTGACCGGGCACCAGCCGCACAGCGGTGTCGGTTTGGGGTTCCACACCCCAGTCTCATGCGCTTGTTCGATGCGGGCAACGCGCTCCCGATAGTCCCACCAATACTCCTCGGCCTCGCCGACCATGTAACTGCCCTTGGCGATGTCGTTCTTGACCACAAAGAGCAGTGCGCCCGACACCCGCCTGATGTGTGGGAAGTGCACGAACACCATGAGCGCCATGAGTTTTAACTGCTCACGATCAGGGTACTTGTTGTTGCCCGACTTATAGTCGACCACCCGAGCGGTCAAGTTGTCATCGTCAATGATCAGCAAGTCAGCGATCCCACGCACCCACACATCCTTGTCCATGAACCCGCAGGGCTTCAAGTCCTTGGTCACGCCCATCTTGTACTCGCACAGTTTGCGACCGGGTTTGGCTTTGAGAACGTCAAGGGTGTCACGCAAAAATTCAAACTGCGGGGGCAGATCAGTCCCATCCTTGATGTACAACTCAGCCGCCTCGTGCAGTTGCGTGCCGTAGATCGTGGCTTCGGTCTCGGTGAACGGGTAGTTCTTGAGCACCTTCACCTCGTGGTAACGGCGGGGGCACCCCTCATAATCTTTGAGCGATGAGTGTGACCAAGTCACGGTTTTCATTAGAACCTCGCAGTCTGGATGGCTTTGGCAAGCCGGTT